CACGTCATACTTCGGTGCAACAAAATGTAGTCAATTTTTCTTGTTGACAGACACGTCACTCCAAAGTCTTAGGGGTCGATAGTCGCAGGATTATTTTCTACTAAGTATGTAGGATGGTCTAACGACTAGTAAAAATATAGTAAACAAAAGGAGATATATTATGACTATATTCAATAAAGAACTAACTAAAGTATGTGATAAACTAACAAATACAACACACTACTATATGCTAAATACTATGGCATATAATATACACAAAAAGCTACATGAAAGAAATGAAGGTACTCGTACTGGAATTGATGGTGTAGTGAAGAATGCAGTAACTGGTCTTATTCACTATGTAGAAAGACTAAATGGTACAGTTGATTACCATGAGGGCAAGATTGCTACTCTTGAACAAAAGATAACTGCTGAACTTGCACATACTAATGGTGAAGTACACAATGATACACGCATTGCACGTAATCAAGATGGTACTCCAATGTATGGTGAAAGCATTACTGTATTAATGAACAATATGGAAGATGCACAAGATAGTCTTGAACTAGCTAAATTACGTATCATTGATGCCAAAGCAGAGATTGATGCAATGCAAAAACTATACAATGCTATCGTACTTGATATGGATAGAGTAGCTGGGTTATGTAACAAAGCTGGTATTGATACAGTAAAAGTTGGTACTCGACCAGAGTTCAAGAACACAACTGGTATACAATGGGCTAAACCAAAAGCACCAGAAAAAGAGAGAGCAGACATCAAAGAAAGAGTTGCTCAGTTCTTAGCTAAGAAAGGAGTTGAAACTGCTACAGATGCAATGGGTCAAGAACATGACTTGAGTGAAGTAGTAACAGATGATGGATATAAAAAGATGTATGATCCACAATCTGGTAAGATGAAGAAAATAGTAAGTTAATCACTAACATGGGTGGGTGTAACAGCCCACTCATACAACCAAACGGAGTATGTAATGAAGAAGATAACAAGAGAATTATTAGCAAGAGGGTTCATAAATAATAATATAAATACACCAAGCAAAGAATCTATGTTTGTATATTTATTTAACAGAGCAGTAGAAGTAGCAAATGAAAAAAAGAAATTAAAAAAGAAAGGTAAGTAAGATGAACTTGTTAATAAATAAATGGTATGGTCTAGCAAATATGATAGCTGGGTTCTTATTCATATGGATATTCATGTGGCTAGATAATTGGTTGGCAATGGTATTCATGGTAAACTCAATGATATGGGTAATATTCGGATGGATAATATTTGATGAAGCAGTAATGGAGAAAACAAATGATAAGAGAATTGCTAAAAGGTTTAATCGTAATAGGCATAATAATCGTATGGGTAAGTCTTGCATAAAGTATAAGTAATCATAGTAGTAGTCGTAACAAAAGAATACGGCTACTACAAAACACTTCAGCTAAGGGTGTGGGATTCAGAGGTTGTAGCAAAAACTTCAAGACATATCAAACAACTAAATTTCAAATTGCACAGATTTTTTTATGTGCTAACATTATATTTTACAAAGGAGAGAAAGACATGAACAAAAATCAACAGAAATATATACCAGAAATTGTAAAAGAATTTACAAACTTATTCGATCATCCACTTGATGCAGAAAAGTTTTTAGACAAACTCAAAGACACAAAGTTTCAAGCTGCAATCAGATACTATGCAAGCTACTACAATTCACATGAAGGTGCTGTAATCGAAATGATAAACAAACTAACGATTGATAGTATTGAAAGTAAAATGTTGTGTAAAGAATACGAAGATAAACAAGATGCTAAAAGACTCAATGAAGATATTAATCTAGACAAGATCATGGCTCATGCTATGCCAGGATACAAAACATGGGAGAACAAAAATGGGTAGAGTCAAAGATACTTTATTACATGATGAAGCTATGAACACATGGTGGCTCATAGAATCAAAAATCAAGAATGCTTCACACGTAGAAGAACTAAGTATGATAGTATCATATGCAATCAACGAAGGAAAAAAGAATCCTACGCTTGGTTCAATGAACTACATTGCAGATCATATCAATGAACTGTGGAATGAAATACATAACCAACAAGGAGTATAGTTATGAAATTATTTACTGACGATATAATCAAGAAACTAAAATCAAATGCAAAGCTAGGTGACGTACCACTAGCTAAAGCAAAACCAGTGTGTAAGTTCTTTGCACCACATGGAAGCTGGACTTGGTATCCATTCTCTATGGATGAAGATGGATATTGTTTTGGCTTAGTTGTTGGACATGAAATAGAATACGGTATGTTTCATAGATCAGAACTAGAAGGATATGTTGGTCCAATGGGAATACGTATTGAACGTGATTTATATTGGACAGCAGAAATGTATGAACTTATATCTGCACATCACAGAAATATATTAGTAGGATAGTACAATGACAAAAGAAAATAATCATTTTAAAAACTGGATAGAGTTTCATAAAAACAATCCGCATATATACCCTGAGTTTGAAAAAAGAATACTAAACTATTCACGATATGTAGATCGTGGACTCAATGCACGTTTTGTCTTTGAACAAATGCGACTGGATTATCGTATCAAAACAGTCAACAACAAAGGTGAAAAGCTTGAGCCATACAAGATGCCAAACGAAATGATGACCTACTACTCAAGGTATTTTGTACACAATCACCCAGCGAAGGATGGTTTGTTTGTCCATAAAACAATCAAATATGAACCTGACTTCTCAATTATCTAATCAACGTAAAGCTAATGGCATGAGTCAAGAGCAGCTAGCTCATGTCATTGGTGTTGATAGAACTACCTTGCAAAGATGGGAGAATAATAGTAAGACTCCAAGCTTATATAACTTTTGTTGCTGGGTAGAATCTCTTGGGTTACAAATCGAGATCAAAGAAAAAAATAAAATCACAGAAAATAACTTGTGAATCTTGTTCTGTTTATACAGACTTATTTGTAGCTATTCTAAAAAGTATTACACCTACTAAACATTATTTAATATGTTTGGATTGTTATCAGAGGGACATATGGCAAACAAAAATCGCAACAAAGGAAGCTACCATGAAAGGTGGTTCGTCAAATGGTTTACGTCGCAAGGCTTCAAAGCAAAACGTCAACCGTTGTCTGGATCATTGGGAGGAGAATACTCAGGAGATATCATCCTCAACATCAAAGGGCAACGACTGGTAGCTGAAGTAAAATACAGAGATAAAAGTAATTTTCCTAATCCTTTCAATGTGTTAGACAAACGTGACATAGCGTTGTATAAAAGAAAGGTGGGTAAACCAAACACTCTTGTCATCATGAGTGGGGAACAATTTGTAAAATTAATAGGGGAATAATATGTCATTTATATTGATGGCTCATGCAATGAAATTGGAAATACCTGATCCGTATGCAAAGTGGTTACTACTTTGTCTTGCTGATTATGCAAACGAAGAAACAAGATCATGTTTTCCAAGTGTCAAAACATTATCAAAACGTACAAGCATAAGTGAATCAACACTGTATGTGAAACTAAACTGGCTAGAAGAACATGGTTACATATCTAGAATATCAGGTACACATAATAAGTCAAACATTTATACTGTTAATCTAGGAGTACTCCGAGAGTCGGAGGGGGTACTCCGACAGACGGATACTAACCTATCATCTAACCTATCAAAAACAAATAGAAAAAGAAGAAAGTCTTTGAATGATGGTTGGAAACCATCGTCAAAGTGCTTATCGAATCTCAAAGAAAAGTATGGAGAAATAGATTATGACAATGAAACGGATAAGTTCATTAACTACCACCTTGCAAAAGGGAGTGTCTTTGTCGACCCAGAAAGAGCGTACCTCAACTGGATCAGAAATGCAGTTAACTTCCAAGCAAAAGACAAACGCTTTGAGCAATTTAAAAAAGATAAAGTATCCAGCGGAAACCGATCTGGCTCTTCGATATATGCTAGACTCCATAACAAACTGCACAACTGACTCTAAATATACCAATATTTATCTGCCAACAGAAGATGTATATAAACGTGCGAGGACAGCCGTATTAGAGAAAATGGTACCTTTACCTATGGAAGAGCTGATTCAACGCCTGACGCACCTTACAACGCTAATGAAGATGCCTTTTGGGTTTACTTCACCAGATGATATTGCAGTTCGTATCAAATCAATGGCTTACAAACTATCAGATGTTCCGGCTGACATAACAATCTATGCTTTGGAATACATTTTGGAGAATCAAAAAGAGTTTCCATCATGGTCAGAGATAGCTGCAATAACAAATCCAAGAAAAAAACGGAGAGAAGATATACTAATTAACATTGACAAAAGGGAGAATACAAATGCCATCACCAATAATACCACTTGATTATGTAGCTGAAGTACTCAATGAATCTGGTAAAAGATTCTACATATCAGAATATATATGGAATACCAACGGTGGAAAATGTAAGTATCGCAAAGGTGAAGAAACATATGAAGAAGATGCCAACAAATTTGTTCATGAAAAATTTAGTAAATATAATTGGTGGCATAACAAACACTCAACTTACTGGGGATTTGTTGAGAATACAAACGTAGAAACATTTGAAATAGAATGGAATAGAATAACCATTGATGTAAAGATCGAACACTTTGGTTATTGTCTAGAAAAAAATGGTGGATCACACCATCATTGTTATGAATACCAGGCAAGAGGTAATAAAGTAGAATTTGTAAAACAAAAGAATGGTCTTTTCTATGCACAAGATACTATTAAATTACCAACTACAAGCACTGGCTATCGCTCTGGTCATATAATTAGAAGAGATGCTAGTGAGTATATCAAAGCCAATGAACTAAAAGAATATATACTTAGTGAACTTGGAGAACCACCAGCACAAGGAGATTTATTCACATGATACAAGAATATAAAGGACAAAAAATAAAGAGCTTTGTATGTAGCTCAAAATCTTTAAGAAAAGCTGAACAAAATTTATTAGAAAAAAAATATAAAGAAAATAAAAACAAAATAAATTCAATATTTAAAACTTCTGTTTGGTATTCAAAAGATTTAAAAAAAGGAGATTTGTTTACATGAATAAAATAGTTTTATATAGTTTACTTACTGTTATGCACTTTGATACTGAAGAAGCTTGCCAGATGTGGTCAGATAAAATCTATGGCGAGGGATACAAGTGTCATAAGACATACAAGTATGAAGAATTTTATTTAGAGAAACTACCATTAGAAAGACCAAGGATAGAATATTATGGATATAAAAAAGTACACCCATAAAATAAAAGTATTTCACGACAGATGGTTAAAGAAACCAAAAGAAGTGGAGATATCGTTACCATATGTGCCACAAGAATTTATCAGACCAGATGAAGTAGTCGAGTCATTTCATATTGATTGGGATGAACAACGTTTAATCAAAAGAAAACATTTAATAGAAGGAGATGAAGAAAGAAAAAGAGCATTAGAAATAAATTGGATAGAAGAGAAAAAAAAGGGTAACAAAAAGTTACCCTAGTTTGAGTAGACACACGTTATATTATGACGATATAAACATTAGAATAATATATTAGTTGCAAATAATTGTAAATAGTATATCATAAAAAAAAGGAGAGAGAGATGGAGAGAATCGGTTTTATCGGTGGATCAGATGCTGTGCAGATTATGCATGGTAACTGGCAAAAACTATGGGAAATCAAAACTGGTAGAGTGCAGCCAGATGATTTGTCAAATAATTTTACAGTACAATCTGGAGTTTGGAATGAGCAGTTCATACTTAACTGGTTCGAAAAGCAGAGCCAGTTAAGTATTGATAAACAACAAGTATCTGTATACAAAGATCATCATGGAGTTCCACTCAAAGGAACAATCGACGCGACCATCAAGAGTCAGTCGGCGATTGTGGAAGCTAAAGAAACAAATCAGTTTAATAACTTTGACAAACAATTACAAAACTATATGCCACAAATACAATTCTATCTTGGTATATCTGGATATAATGATTGTTACTTTGCTAATAAATTTGGGAATGTAAGATTTGATTACAAAAAAATTTCATTTCATGAACAATATTATACAACTATGATGTTTAAAGTCAGAATGTTTTGGGATCATGTAAAAGATGATACCCCACCAAATCAAACAGATAGTGAAAAAAACTGTAAAAATTTACATCCAGCAGATGAATATACAAATGATATTCTTGTAGATGATATGGTTAAACGTGATGCTTCGAAAGACAATCACTTTGTAAGTCTTGCACATACATATTTAGAAACACAAGAACAAGCTACCAAACATGAAGTAGCAAAAAAAGAATTAAAATCACTAATGCTTACAAATGAAAGAGAGGTATACTGTGAGCAACTATCACTAAAGAAAGACAAACGAGGTTCTATTAGAATCTCATCAAACAAAGGAGAGAGAAATGGGTGACCATACAAGTGTTTATATTGCAGTAGAAGCTGCAAGAACAAAATTCAAACCAATCAAACAATCTGGTAAAGCACAATACGGTGCGCACTCTACTATCAAAGATATCATGGATTCAGTAGAGATGGCTTTATTTGCAGAAGGTGTATTTATCAACCATGAAATACGTGTTGATTTTACTACTGGTGTACCAGTGGATATACTGGTTACAAGATTGATTCACATTACTACCAAAACAGAAATGAAATCTGAGATTGTACTTAATGGTATGAATCGTGGACCACAAGGAACTGGTAGTGCTATTACGTATATGCGTAGGTATTCATTGCAAACTATGCTGAACTTAACACCAGATAAAAGCACGGAAGATGATGGTGATTTTGCATCAACTGGAAAAAGAAAGACAATATAGGAGGTCAATATGTCAGACAAAGAATATGATAGTGAAAATAGTGGAGCCGTTTTCCCACCATTCGCAGATCAAAAATACATACTACAAGGTGAGATCGACATTGAAAAATCAAAACACAAAGTCGTTGTTGTCAAAGGTAAAACAAAACAAGGTGTAGATATTATAAGATTCTATACTGAATTGTGTGCAATTTTTCCTAACCAAAGCACAAATCAAAATGCACCAGACTATACCGGAACATTGAATGATTCATGGAATGTAAAAAATAATCGTATTGCTGCATGGGTAAAAGAGTATGGAGCGTCAGATGGTAATGGAGTTAAAACAAAATATATGAACCTTCAGTTCTCTGAACCTCAAACAAAAGAAACTCTTGATAATAAAGAAACTCTTGATAATACTGAGAAAACAAGTAATGATTCAATAGATGACGAGATACCATTTTAGTGTCCATGTAACACAATCTCTCTCTTTTGTCATGGACATAGGGGGTAGGTAAATACGTATTCTCCAATTTACCTACTCCCACAATAGGAGAAACAAATGAATAGATCACAATTCCTCAGAGAAGTTGGGGATACTTTAACAACAAGACAACATACCTACGGACATCCCAGTGAAAATCTAAGATCAATAGCTAAATGCTGGTCAGAGTTTAAAGATGAAAAGTTTAATTATCTTGATGTTTGTATTATGATGATACTAACAAAAGCTATCAGACTAAAAGAAGATCCTTTACATTTAGATTCTTATAAAGATATAGCTGGTTATTCTGCTTTGGCTGCAGAACTTATAAGTACATTAGTTCGAAATGGGGACCATCAAGAAATGGACGACGACCTTGAGAACGACGAAGATCAATGTACGCATTCATAGCATCTTCAGCAGTACCTGTATAACTAGTAATACTACCTTCACTCCAAGCTGCACCCCATTTGATTGGAATGTTACCTAGTTGTTTTGATGCATCTTTCATAGCATCACAAAGATCATCATAAACATTCAGTTCCCAGCAAGCCTTGCCCGAACAGTAAGCCATAAGGTCAACAGCATGGGCGAAGCCGTCTGTTTGTAATAGATGATAACTTTTATTAGTTTGTGATCGACCAGCTTTAACAAGTTCTTCTTGCTCAGCTCTTGTACGAACTCCATAAGTAACACCAAAGTCTACTTTAGTTAATGTTATAGCAAGCTTTACAACATTAACTAGCTCTGGATGTACACCTTCTAATTTACTTAAACTTCTTTTTGATAAGCTAAACATTTATCCTCCTACTCTAAATCTTGTACCTTTTTTATTTGTAAATAAAGGTATGTTAACATTAAACTTAGCACCAGTAATTTTTAATCCATCAAAGATGGGAGCAAACTCTACTGTATTAAATACATCACCTAATAAAATATACTGATCTCTTCTTACTCTTTGTCCATAACTAGTTCTCATAGAATTAAATGTAACTAAATCAGCTGGCGGTATTGTTCCACTAGATAATGGATTAGTTTTATCTATTGTAAATGAACTATCATTTGAACTTCCAAAATCAGAAGTAGTAATTGTATCATTTAAATAAATAGCATCAATATTTGAATCAGTTGTTGTTGTAACAGAAGGAGTTGTCGAACTTATATTTGTATCAAACTCATCTCCATAAGTAACATCCTTCCATTGATTACCTTTTGATTCCATATAAGTTTGATTATCTGTTACTTCTTTTTGCAAATCATATACAGAGTCAGCTTTTGCTTGTGCAGATTCATTCTGTTCTTGCATACTTATTAAATTGTCTTTTATTTTTTGATAAGATTCTTCACTAGATGGTGCAGTATAATATGATCCTTGAAAATAAAATCCAGCACCTGGTCCTTTTGTTTCATAAGCTATTGAATAAGCTACATCTAAACTACCAGCATTATTAAGATTCCATTCCTGTTCAGTAAGTGGGTTTGAATCAAATTCATTTGTTGCATCTTCATATTTTTTTGCATCTTCTACAACTTTAGTTATATTACTTACTGACTCAGCTTTATCTTTAACTGTTGGTTTATCATCACCTCCACTACTCATATCTACTGATTCATTGAATTGTCCATAAGATTTTGTTTCTACAGGTGATGTTTTTGTTTCACCTTTATACCCTAAACCTTTATAGTTACCTTTTTTCTTAGCACCACTAACACCAGTATCAGAACTAAACTTACCTTCTATTCCATATCCATCTGTATTAGCCATTATTTCCTACCTCCAAAAAATTTAGTTGCTGATCTTATACCAAATGATGCAGCAATCACCACACCAAAAGAATATGTATACCATGCTGGAGCTTGTTCCAATGCTTGAAATCCAGCAAATGCCATCTGCCTTGTGTCATCATTAATAAAACAAAGAAGGAATGGTATAGATAACAATATGGTAATCCACTCATCTTTCCAGCTAGATTGTGTAGCTTTGATAGCTTCCAAATCCCAGTCTATTTCACCAGTCAGTTGTTTCTTTTGTATCTCTGCTTTTACTTTTTGAGTTTGCACTTTGCCATCTACATAACTAGATGCCAATGAGCCTAAAGATTTAACGATTGTTAGTATCATTCTTTCTTTCTCCGTTCATCCAGATTCCAAAGCAACCAGTTAAAGCACCCATACATACAGATACTAAACCACTTTGCTGTATCGTTGGATTGTCTAATGCCATGTACCAATGCACACTTTGATAAGTAAGTATGGTAACAACAAGCATCATCAATCTAGGAAATATTTTATAATCATCTATAATGGTAGCTGGCATATATCCTCACTTAATAAATATCCACTTGGGTTCAAACCATGTACACCAAACATAAGACAAAAGTACAATAAAAACAAATATAATATCTTTTTCAGACATCTTGTTGCTTCTTTAACCAGATTGCAAAGAAAATTAAACCTATAATTGAGCATACAAGAACAACAACAAACACACCTTCGATAATCTTTTGTGTTAGTTCTTGTCTTTTATAGATTAACTCTTGTCTTTGTTTGCGTATCTTGCCTTCCATCTTGAGTAAATCATCCCAAGCTTTGACACCAAACTTAAATTTAACATACTGTTGTAATTCATATCGTTG